AGGTTGGGTTTTTCATTAATAGTATTCGTTTTTGTCTGTTTGTATTTGTGGCGGATCTTTATAATCTTCTGGGTGACTTATAAGTCCTCCTTGTCTAAACCTCAATAGGGCTTGTGTTGTACTATCCACTAAATCATCATTATCTCCAAATGGGAAAGATGCACATTCTTCTATGACATCTTGTGCAAAACTCATGTGAGCAGGAGCCCAAACTTGTCCACTTTCAAATATAGGTGCAACAGCATTAACTCTAGCGTGTTTATCGTTTCCTCGAGAGGGTGTGAAACTAACTAC